TGCATCGCCTGGTGCTGGTGCTGGTGCTTTCTTAGCCGCTTTAGAAGTCATTGTTTTTGTAACTGCTGGTTTAGCCGCTGGTGCTTTCTTATCCGATCCTGCAAGATAATCTACAACAAGTTTTTCAACTTTTGCTTTTTGAATCTCACGTATTAATTCGTTTATTTTAGGATTACCAAGTTTTGCCGCTGTTGCCTTGTCTGCAACTTTTCCTGTAGATGTGCTAATCCACTGTGCGCCTTTCCATTCAAAGTCATCTTTAGTTGCACCTGCGTTTGTACCCTTAGGTGGACTTGACTTCATATCGAACGGCCCATCGTTAAATGGATCTTTGGAAGCCTTGCCTTGTAATGTTGATGCACTACTTCCGTCTGCTATTCCGTCACCGTCTTTGTCTGCTTTAGGGTCTGGACTTGATTTAGTTCCTTTACCACCTTTAACACCTCCCGAACTCGCCGTGCTACCAGTTTCGCCTTCTGGATCTTGTCCACCGGCGTTTGGATCTTTCTTAAGAGGTTGCCCTGTATCTTTAGCAACTGTACCGATCTGCTCATCGCTTAATCCTTGTGCTGAAAGTATATTAGTAATAGAACCAATGTCTGTAGGTTCACCTGCTTTTGTCCAAGCCTTGTTAAGTTTACGTGTTGTAACTTTCTGTCCTAATTCTTTACCTGCTTTTTTAGCCGCGCCTGAAACTGCGCCTACAGCCTTGCCAATACCTTTGTTTGCTACTGCACCTGCTTTGTCTAAGCCAGCGCCTACTGCTTTACCTGTACCTTTAGCCGCCGCTTTACCTATGTTAGCCGCACCTGCCGCGGCTTTCTTAGCCATTTGTTTAATGTCTATTTCATTAAGAATGTAATCTTCTAACTCGTTAAAGTATTGTTCTTCTAACTGTTCTGCATTTTTATAAACTTTTGATTCTTTCTTTGCACCTTTTTCTACATATTCTGATTTGGCTAATGCTCCACCAAGTGCAACTGCCGCCGCACCTTGCATAATTTTTTCAGCCATGTCTTGTTTGAATGTATCAATGCCTGTTTCTAATTCTGCTGTTTCTTTCCATGTATCAAACATGTCCATCATTCTGTCTTTTTGGTCTTCTGGTAGTGAATCAATGATTGCCCAGAATTCACTGTCCATTACTTCCGGACCTACAAATACTTTAGACATTGAGTAAACAATATTTCCTTCTGCATCTACACCTTCAACTGAACCTGTAACTAATGCACTCCATGGTTTGTCTGAACCTGGAATTTTAGTTTCAATAGTCTTTTTAAATACTGATCCTGCTTCATACTCGCCTTCAAGTCCGTCAACTACTTGTGGTGTACTACCTGCAAAATCTTTTATTGAAGTGTCAGCGGACATTTTTATGCCCATAAACTCTCTGGTTGAAACTGCTTTTTCCATTTGATAAACTGATTGAAGTTTTTCAACTTGTTCTGGACTTAAATCAAGTTCGTCACCAAGTTTAGCAATTCCTGTACTTGTTGGTTGTTCACTTGTGTCCATACCAAGTTCGTTCATTTCTTCTTTGCTATACTGTGCTTTTACAGTTCCTTCAGCACCTACATCTCCGTCTGGGTCAGCAGTACTTGTTGTGTCAACTGTGTCTTTGCCAGTACCACCTACATCTTGCTCAGGTCCTGAACCGTAGTCGCCTTCATCACCTAACTTATCTGGATCTGCTAAAGTAACGTTTGCATCACCTGTAGTGTTTGATTTTACAACAACGTCAATGCCTTCACCTTCAATGTTAAATTTAGTTTGAAGATTGTCAATTGCTTGTTTTACATTTTTACCATCTGGTTCAAGTTCGAATATTTTATCGTTTAATGCGTCTAACTGTTTATCTAATACTGCTGATGCTTCATCGTCTAATTTAGGCATCATCTGTATCATTGCTGTACGTGTTTGAATAAGTTCTTTAACTGCTTCAGAATCTAAGTCTTCGATACTGTCTGCACCCATGGCTGTTAGTTCTGTTATATCTATCTCGCCATTGGTAGTCATAAATGTTTGTGTAATCTCTGCTGGGAACATATCTTCTGCTGTTCCTGATATAGCATCGCCCAACGCACCTGCAATAGCACCAATTGCCGCGCCTTTAACACCTTTAGCAACTGCTGTTGATAGTTTATCGCCCTTAATAGTGTTGTTTGCTAACTTTAAGAAGAAACCAATTGCGGCACCACTTAAAATACCACCACTTGCAAATGCAAGTACTGATGTCATTGCACCAATAATAAATGCACTCTTGGCTGGATTGTCTTTTGCAAATCCGCCCCACTTGTCAACTCCTGCAAGGATTTTTTGACCGCCGGGCATATCTTTTACTTTGGTCTTTAATTGTGTTTTTAGTTTTTCAAACTGTGCATCAAAGTTTTTAACAGGTCCGCTATTTGCCGCGGCATCCATTAACTTGTCAATTTCAGTTTTCATCTTGCCTGAAACTTCAGCAGTTACTTTACCTGCTTTACCTAATGCTGTTAAATTCTCACCGCCTTCAATTGATATTTTTTCAGCCTGTGTAAATATTTTTTGTATTTCGTCAGGTTTAAGATCGGCTTCCATTAAGTTGCTGTACTGCTCAACTAATGGCCAAACATTCTTTTCCCATGAACCAACATAGATTTTTTGTTGCTCAGTTAACATTTCCCATGACTGAGATTCTGTTAATATTGCTTGTGACTTAAGATTGTATGCTGTTACTTCATTAAGTTTCATGTTATGCTGTTGCTCCTGCTGGTGCCGTTGGTGCTGGAGTAGCCTTAGGTGGAGCACTACCTTGACCAAGTGTATCACTTAAATATTTTTTCTCTCCAGGTGTAAGTTGATCTAATTGATCTTTAATTCCTTGTGGAATTTCATTACCTGCACCTGCTGTAGCACTTGCTCCTGCTGTAGCGCCTTTACCTGCACCTGCTCCTGCTGTAGCCCCTGCTTGTGCTTTTGTGGCTGTTTGATCTGCACCAGCACCTTGTGCCGACGCCTTTTTAGAATTCTGTACTATTTGTAATAATGCTTTATCAAGTGGACCTTTACCAAACGGTCCTGTAATTTTATTATCTGTCATTGCTTTATCAATGACTGCATCTTTGCCTTTAAAGCCATTGTTAAGTAACCATTGCTTAAACTCTGCTGGATCGTTAGCACCCATTTTACCGCCAATAGAACCTTGATGATTTTGCCATGCTTTACGTAATTCGTTTGCTTCAGCACCTGTGTCAACGTTGCCTGCAACGCCAGACGCGAAATTTTTTGCACCTACTTTTGCGGCTGTTTTAGCAAGAACTTTCTTACCAAACTGTGCTAAGCCTGATACAGGCGCCTCGGAAACAGGTTTTTTAGTGGATTCAGCAACGATCTGTGTAACTTTCATGAAATAGTCCTTTATTTTAACTATAACTATTTATTCCAATCAGATTCTTTTAAATAATCTTACGATGGCAGAGACAAAATTTGTAGTTGTTCCTAAAAATGTAGTCATATCCGCACTTTCGCAGAGTGAAGCATTTCAGACGGTACAACAATTAAAAGAAGTTAAACCAGATGAAGAGTATATAATACTCGAAGTACATCCGGAAAGACCAAATGGATTAGGACGTGATCCTGATTTATACGATTAGAACTGTTTGAATACTGAAACATATTAAAATGCTATAAGTTGCTCTTTGAGCAACTATGTTTTCGCTTACGCTCAAACATTATATCTTTTAATTAATGATATAATAATTGCGAAGCAATTTAGCATCATGTAGATTGTTTCAGTCAGACGGAACCTGTTTAAGGGTTCCATCTAATCTTGAACATCATGTGAGCTCGTCACAGCCAAGACTTGGAAATAGGTAATTTGTTTATACACAAAGTACAATGGGCTCTGACCTTTCCCAACCTACGTCGACATCGTTGTTTCCAACTACCTCTCGCTTCGTTCCTATTGCTAAAGAGTTTTTATGTACGTGTTTGTGTTTTTCGACTGACAGCATTCAATCTATATCAACCAGTGAGCCCAATTTGTTTGTTGGCTTCCTACCTCTGGGTAGTCGATCAATATGTACGAGTGTCCTTATCACGGGACCTTTTACTCAGCAGTATATTATACTGGCCTGCTAACCTTATGTGCTGTATATAGCCTATAGTTTGTTTAGTGCTTCTCGGAGAATTTTTGAACCGCCAACTCTAACATTAATAATACCGTTGTAATAATCGTCGCTCTCTAACACACGGCGTTCAAATTGTTCTCTTGCCTCAAGGTAACTCATCAAGCCTCTACTGTTACAATAGTAAAGTATCTCTCTTGTGAATTTATCAGTGCCTAATGCTTGTACGTCTTCGTTGAGTTTGTCTGAACTTCCCCAGTAGTCACGCCAATCTGACTCTTTGTAACCTCTGCGTTTGTTCTTACGGCCTTTAAGTGGTGGTTTAGTGGTCTTAAATTTTGCTAACTTCTTGCCTATGTATTTTTTGTTGTTAGTGGTATTTGTGATTATGTACACAAACCCCTCTACGCCTTCTGGGATTTCTTTAACTTTTTTGTTTTTATAAGTCCACTGCATGAACTTACTTACTGTTACGATCTTTTCCTCGCCTCTTTCTTGGCATCAAAGTCGGATTTAATCTCGTCCATACGTATTTTAGCCAGTGTGCGTATCTCTCTGAGCCATTTTCGGCTTGATTGCATGGTACGTTCTCCACCATGCTTCTGGTATAGTGCAAGTTCTTTGTAATATTCCAAGTATGCCTTGGTTAACTTATCATGTGTGTCGTCTTCAATGCTCATTGTACTATATCAATATCGTTTGCGTATGATGTAAAGCCATTCTCTTTTACAACCTTAAGTACATTCTGCACACGACCTTGTAATTCGTCTTTGTGTGATATTAGATAGATATTCTTTTTGCGTTCTCTACCCATCTTCTTAAGGATTGCAAGACTTTGTTCAACACCTGCTGTATCCATTCCACTGTCAATCAACTCATCAATGAACATTAAATTAATATTCTGATATAAACTTTCCCATACATCACGGAATGCAAAACTCATACCAAGTATAAGTCTATTACGCTCACCTCTACTCAAGTTGTCAAAGTCTAAGTCTTGACCAAGTTGTGTAATTAATACTGTTAAGTCGTTTTGGAATACAACACTGTGCGGTAATCCTATCTTGTCTAAGTAATTTGTTAATCTGTTGTTTAGATATGCAAGGTTTTGTTCAATAATCTTTTTACGAATAAAACTATCTTTATTTGTTAATAGTTTGTACAAGAAGTCTTGATGTTCTTTCATTGAATTTAGATCGTTAACTGAATTCCAATCAACTTCTTGAATAGCACTATTGTTTAGTTCGTCAATTTGATCAACGTAAGGATCTGTTTCTGTTTCTTTTGCACCAAGTGCTGATTTTAAATTATCAACATTACTTCTGTGTTCATATGCTTCTTTTGCAGTTTCATAAAATGTATTTGGCTTTGTTTGTTCTTCGCCTAAGTCAGCAAGTTTAGCCTGTACCTTTTGAAACTTTGTATCAATCTCCATTAAGTAGGACATTGTGTCAGCATATTCTTCTTCTAATTTCTTTTGTATTTCGTCAATCTTTTCTTCTGGCAAGTCTTGTCCACAAGCATGACATTTTGCTTCATCAATGTGTTCAAGTTCTCCACTTGCTTTTGCAACCTGTTTATCTGTTTGTGATAATGCACTTTCAAGTGTTGCTTTTTCTTTAGTTAAGTTTCTTCTTGAAGCATCAGTTTCTTCCCACTTAGAAAGTAATTCATGATTAGAAAGTTCTTGTTCAATGTCCAAGTGTTCTAATTCATCAATGCCTGTTTGTAAGCGTTCACAGTCTTTTGCATTTTGCGTTTTCCAAGCAGTACTTTTAATTTGCAAACTGTTAATAGTTTCGCCTATCTTATCATTACTTGTTTGTATAGCATTAATACGTGCAGTTTCTTCTGTAATAGCGTCACGAATTTCTTTTTGTTTTACTTTTAATTCTTCTGCTTTCTCAGAAAGTATAGTAATACCAAGTAACTGTTCAATGATTTCACGTTGATCGTTTGCTTTTAGACTTAAGAACGGTTCAGTATATGTGTTTAATGCAACCAAGTGCTTAAACATTGTATGACTCATTTGTAGTAGTTCGCCAATGTCTGCTTGAGTCTTACGACTATCTCCTTGACTCATATCTTCAATGTCTTGTTCTGTATCGTCAATGAAAAACTTTAATAAGTTAGGACCACGTCCTCTTTCAATGCGATAATTTACTCCTGCCTTTTCAAAGTTAAGAGTAACAAGCATACCTTTACCGTTTGTTTTATTGATAAGGTTATTGCGTTTAATGTTAGTTAGTGCCACACCATACAATGCGTAAGATAATGCATTAATGATTGTGGTCTTACCTGTACCGTTACGTGACCCACTGTCGTCACCACCTTGATCTAAGTTTTCTCCAAGGACTAAGGTTAATTGCTTATTATTAAAGTTAACTGCTTGAGTCTGGTTACCCACACTCATAAAGTTCTTTACTGTTAGGTCTTTAATTAATATCATTCTATAACTCGTTGTAAATGTTTAGTAGTGTTTGCTTATTGTAGTTTTCTGAATCAATAGCATTAATTTCTTCTGCAACAATTTGATCTACACTTTCAAATTTTGTAATGTCAATGTCGCTGTTTATTTCGTCATCTTGCTGACTTGGAATTAATGTAAGTTCTCTACAACTGTAGTTCCTCATAAATTCTTCTTTGATAAAACTTGCTTCTTCGTAACTAATGTTAATATCAAGTGTAACTCTTAGATACATTTTACTTTTTAGTAATGAATCTTTTTCATCAATTAGTTGACTTAGTTTTACAGTTCTATACTTAGGACAATCTGTCCAATCAACATATTGTGGTTCTCCGCCATGTTCTAATATCATCATACCACGTTTATCATCCCATGCATCTGCATAGTTGTGTGGAAACGCATTACCAATGTATGTTACATTTCCTTGTGTTTGACGTTTATGAAAGTGTCCACTAAAAACATAATCTTGATGTACAAAATGTTTAGATTGTAATTCACCTGTGTCAGGCATTTGTACCATTGCGTTCATATAAAAATTAGGAAGTTCAAAATGACCAAACATATATTTTGTTTTAATCTTAGGAATCTTCTTCCATTCTTCACCAACAAGCCACGGCACCATAGTACTATCGCCTATTGTTGTAATTTCATCAATTACAGTTACGCCGTCAATGTGCTTTGCAAACTCAACACTCTGAATATCTCTTTTATCTTTATAATATAAGTCATGGTTACCAGGAAAGTAAAAAAACTGTTCAAATGCTTTACCAAGTTTTTCAAGACATCGGATTGAATAATCCATTGTAACAATGTTTAAACTATTTCTATTATGATGCCAGTCACCCATAAAGATGCCTGTTTCACAACCTTCGGCTTTTGCCTGTTCAATATACCAATCTACGAACGCTTCACAGTCTTGATTATGAGCCACTGAATTGGACTTGAGTCCAAAGTGAATATCTGTGAATACTGCACATTTTTTAAACAAAATATTTCCTTCTAATTACTATACTCTTTATATTGTACTGCATTTGTTGATGAAAGTCAACCTTATTTGGCTATCTCGGCACCTTGGCTTTGATAGTAGGCGGAACAAATGGTTTCTTAGTAATTTTTTGTGCTTCTTGCTTCGCCATTGCTTTTCTTTGGTCTTCGACTTGTCTTTCCCATTCACCTTGTTGCTGTCTTGTAAATGATGGAGTCATGTCGTTCATCTCTAAAATATCATCTCTAATGTTTTGATTACGTTTTTCAATATTAATAACTCTAACAAATGAATTAGTTACTGCCGCAGTATAATATGCAAATGGATTAGCAGACTTAGATTCGTCAAACTGTAATCCTATTTGTGTTAATTGTAAAATTGCTTGTCCACGCATTTCGTCATTGTAAGTGTATCCACGTACATTACCTCTTGTTGCGTATCTATCACATAACTTCATCCACATACGAGCAAGTTTTTCAGTAGTCTTACCATGCTTCAAACTAAACGCACCGTTTTCCATACCACCTTCCCAATGACTTTTACCAACACACAATAATTCTTGTGTTTCTTCATCAAACTTAAAATGTTGGAATGGAGGAAAGTTTAACTTAACTCTTGTATCTGCTACAGTCTTTGGATTCTTTTTACGTCCTTTTTCTTCTGGAATATGATCAAAGGTCATAATTCTAAAAATTAATTCGTTCTTCTCCATTTTTCTGTAATCAATGGCACATTCTGCTTGTTTTACTTTTTCACCAGCAAGTTTACGTGCTTCGTAATCTGCGGTTCCTAATTTCTTGGCTTTGTTACGTTTTGCTTCAGCAATAGTCCGAACATTAATTTTATCTATACTTGGCAGTATAATATCAAAGTCAGCATAACTCTGGTCAACATAACTACAATACGTTGTTTTGGACTTGTGTATTTCTTTTAATAAGTCCTTATTGTTTAAATAATTTACTTTTTTCAAGATATTCTCCTATTTGAACTCTTATTATAAACTACTCTTATTAAAAAGTCAATAAATACTTTATAGTTAGGACACCAAAATAAAATGGCAGACCCAGTAGATAATAAAAAAGACGGTATTACCGTTGACAAGATTTCGAAATTAGCACGTGATAGTGTGCAGGCAATCTCTGATGGCGCAGATGGCTTTATGAAAGGTATACGTTCGCGTTTAATACCTAAAGACGGAGAACCAGATGAATTACAAGTTACTTCAGCAAAATGGGCGTCGGACCCTAATGGTAAAGATTGGCGTGTTAAATTAAGTATTCCTAACATCGATTCCTTTCAAGATAGTAACATTTTAGCACCGTTAGTAGCAACAGGCGGACTTGCGTTTCCATATACTCCGACAATTATTATGAGTCACGCCGCTTCGTACAGTGCAGTAACCCCTGTACATAGTAATTATCCGTTCTTTGCGTACCAGAACTCACAAGTGGACGCTATGACACTTACAGGGCAGTTTTATTGTCAGAACGATTTAGAAGGACAATATTGGATAGGTGCATTACATTATCTAAGATCAATTACAAAAATGTTTTATGGCGCAGGATCTAATCAAGGTGCTCCACCTCCAGTAGTAAAATTAAATGGCTACGGAGATTTTGTGTTTAAAGATGTTCCTTGTATTGTAACAAACTTTACACTTGATATGCCTACTGATGTTGATTACATTGCAGTCGACATGACAGATTTAGGAGATTGGAATTCTCTGGATGAAATTATTAATTCTGGACAAATTACAAACACAGAAGGTGACAAATCGTATGTCCCAACAGAAAGTCAAATGACTGTAACAATTCAACCAATATACTCAAGAGCACTTGTTGAGAAATTTAGTTTAGACAAATTTGCAAAAGGTGGTTATCTTGGATCAAATAATAAAGGATTTATTTAATGTCAAGTTCACCGTGGGCTAAAACAAAAATTAATAGAAGAGGGAACTATTTAGATATTCTAAATATTAGACCAGTTCCCGCAGACAATGATGATGTAGTTTACGAGATAGAAGCACAGTATCATCAACGACCCGACTTACTTGCATACGACATGTATGGCAATCCGAAGTTGTGGTGGGTGTACTCACAGCGTAACATGGATATCCTAAAAGATCCTATATTTGATTTTAGAGTTGGTACTGAGATACGTGTTCCAAAGGGTAGTAGATTACGAACGTTGCTGGGGATTTAATCCATGGCACAGAAGAAATTAACAACATTAGAAAGATTTGGTACAACAGGCGAGCCTGATGATATCGGTGACGGTTTCGAATCCAATGATGTTAATGCACCAGCAAACACAGTAGTTACAGACGGACCACAAGTGTTCATGGTAGACGACATGTCTAAAACAAAAGATGCTACAGTAATTGACACTGACGCTTCAAAGGTTGACACTGTAAAAGACAAACAAGCCAGAGACCAAGCAAACATGGACAAGATGAAGACCGACGAGTCAGGGTCTCCACATCAGTTTGCTGAAGCAGACAAATACGAATCGCGTACTGCTGACGGAAGAGTTATATCATTACCGTTACCAAACAGTTTAAGAAACTACTCAAGTTTTAATTACAAAATAGGATTATATGCATTAACTAACGAAGAACTTAATAATCCAGACGAATCTTATAAAGTTAAAAAACCAAAGTATGCTATTCTACAAAGTGGTGGCGGACTTGGAGAAAAGAAAGTTCTAACAGCCTATGAATCAATAGGTAAAAAAGTAGAATACTTTATTAATGGTTTAGAAATTGAAACTATTATTGCTCCTACACGTAAGAAAGGTTCAACTAACGCAGTTGGATTTAGATTAGAAATTCAAGAACCTTATAGTATGGGATTGTTTTTGCAAACTCTACAACTTGCGTCATATCAAGCAGGACACGAAAACTACTTAGAATCTCCATTTTTACTTACTATTGATTTTGTCGGATACGATGATAATGGAAAAGTTTACACAGTTCCAGAAGCATCAAAGAATCTTCCATTTAAACTTGTTGGTAGTGATTTAAGTGTAACCGAAGGCGGCAGTGCTTATGTAGTCGAAGGTGTTGCATATAACGAAGCGGCATTAGTAGATCATACACAGCGTATTCCAGTTGACGTTACACTGACAGGTAGAAACTTAGAACAAATGTTACAGAGTAACCTAAAAAGTTTAGCACAAGAACTAAATGCTCACGAAGCAAAAAAAGCAAAAGATGGCAAAATATTTACAGCCAATCAATACTTTGTTGTATTTCCTAAAGACCGTGCAAGTGCAGGAAAACTTTCCAGTAACTATTACGGAACAAACACCAGTGCTACAGATGGCTCTGCAAGTGAGTCAGAAGCATCAAAAATAAGTGTTGGACCAATCTTAACTGATCGTAAACAAAGTAGTGTAGACAAACTGGAAGAACTGTACAGCCAGATTGCACAAGGCGGGCCACCCCCAGATGAATTCTCGGCTTGGGCTGAACAAGTTAAAAGTTTAGTTTCAACTACACAACTTGGTCAAGATATTAAAGAAAAACAAACAGGCGCAAAACATTCTAACAATATTGGAATGTCAAAAATGTTTAATCTTGAATCACTTGGTACAACTCAACAACCGTTCGGTGATGCTTCATTTACATATGACAAAGAAAAACAAGTTTGGGTAAGATCAAGCGGACAGTTACAAATAGATCCAGGACTTGGTACAATTAAGTTTTTAGCAGGAACACGTATTCAAGATATTATTGAAGAATGTATAATTTTAAGTGATTATGGTAGAAACATTATTGATGCACCAGCAGTAAAGGGTATGCGTCCTTGGTTTAAAATTGATACACAAGTTTTTAATATTACAGATAGAAAAACAGAAAAGAAAACAGGTGTGCCACCAAGAATATATGTGTTTAGAGTTTTACCTTATATGGTCCACGAAAGTAAATTTATTGCTCCAGACGAAACACCAGCAGGTTTAAATGCTTTAAGAATGCAATGTTGTAAACGTTACAATTATATCTATAGTGGTGCAAACGAAGATATTTTAGATCTTGAAATTAATCTTGATAATACATTCTTTAAAAGTGTATCTCCAGGAGTACTTCCAAAGAACAATCTTGCAGACGGTTCTAAAGAAGGTGAAGATCCACTCTTGAAAACTACAATGACTTCTCCTAACAATGACACACAAGTTAATGGTAAAGCATTAGAAACTCGTAACAACAATGCCAAGGCGGCAGGTGCAGTTAGTCTTGATGATATGCGTGTTGACATTGCTCGTAGATTTAACGAAGCGATTGTAAACAGTGATGTTGACTTATTAACAATCGATATGGAAATCATGGGCGACCCTTATTATATTGCTGATAGCGGAATAGGAAACTATAACTCAGAGAACACACAATTTATTAATCTTGATGCAGATGGAAGTATAGATTATCAATACGGTGAAGTAGATGTTGAAGTATTATTTAGAACTCCAATTGATTATAGAGATAACGGTATTATGGGTTTCCCAGATGATACTGTGCCAGTTGATTTCTTTAGCGGATTATATATGGTAATTAGTGTTAAGAACTCTTTCACAGCAGGTCAGTTTAAACAAACACTTGAACTTGTGAAAAGACCGCAGATGTCTGAGACACCAACAGCAGACAGTGGTGAAAAAGGAACACAAGAACTTAAACCAGGTGATGCACAAGGTACTGAACGTGAAGATGGAACTATTGAAGATGCCGCAAACAGAACAACAAATGAAGACGAGAGGATATTCACCTAATGTCTAACGAAACACGTACAGTCGGCCAAGAAGCCAAATTAGATGCAGGACCGTATATTGGAAGAGTTGTAGGACATCTTGATCCTAACTATATGGGATCTCTTGAAGTACAACTGCTCAAAGGTCAAGTAGCAAACAATGATGACGCTGGCGGACAAACATTTAAAGTAAGTTATGCAAGTCCATTTTACGGACAAACACCTGTTAACGGTATTAGTGCTAATCAAGGTTTTGCATACACACAATCTGCTTATGGTATGTGGATGACACCACCAGACGTTGGCAGTAGAGTACTTGTAACGTTTGTTGAAGGTGCGGCTAATATGGGTTATTGGATTGGGTGTATACCTGACAACTACATTAACCTTAATGTACCAGACAAAGTTGCAACAAGTTTCTTTTCAGGCAAAGCCGTAGGCGAAGGTGCAAAATCAGCAATAGCAAAAACAAGCAAAGTTGTAGTTGGTGAAATTAATAAAAAGAATCTTGCAGACAACAAAGGTAACGATCCTACAAAATTTAAAAAGTCTATTAATGAACAATGGATGGACTTATTATTTGCTCAAGGACTTGAAGCAGATGGCACAAGAGGTTTAACAACAAGTAGTGCAAGAAGAGAATTACCAAGTATGGTGTTTGGTATAAACACACCAGGACCATATGACAAGAGACCTGGAGCACCAAAAGCAGGATACGGTCCAGCAGGACAGTCAGCACAAATTCCTTTTAATAGACTTGGCGGAACAAGTTTTGTAATGGATGACGGTGATGACAAAATTTTACGTAAAGGTCCCGCAGGTACAACTAAAAAGGAATTTGTCAATCACGAAAAAGGTGAAAAGGGCGGAGACTACACAGTACCACACAACGAACTTGTGCGTATTAGAACACGTACAGGACACCAAATACTATTACACCAAACAGAAGATCTAATACGTATAGATCATGGCAGTGGTAACAGTTGGATAGAAATGACTGCTAATGGTAAAATTGATGTGTATTCAAAAGACAGTATTAGTATGCACACTGAAAACGATTTCAATCTAACAGCGGATAGAGACATTAACCTAAACGCAGGACGTAACTTTAACGTATTGTCAAAAGAAGATATCCAGATTGAAACAAATACAGATATGGTAACGTATGTTGCAGGAAACAATCAAGTTACAACATTGTTAGATTACGATCTAAACACAACAGGAGCAAACAAACTTACA